GGCACGCTGCCCAATCAGGTCAATGGCCTGCAAGCTCTCGTGTCCGACACCGGTACTGGTGTGGTGGGCGGTATCGACTCCAGTGCATGGCCCTTCTGGGCGAACTTGGTGCAAAGCGCGGCTACTCCGATCCAGGGCGGCGGTGCCATCACCCCAGGCTCGACCACGATGGAATCACTGATGCTGCCAACTTGGCTTAACCTCGTCCGGGGTGATGACAAGCCGAACCTGATCGTTGCTGACAACAACTACTTCACTTTCTACGAGCAGAGCCAAACGTCGATCAAGCGCTACACCACGGCTGACACGGCGAACGGCGGCTTCGAAGAGCTGTCGTACAAGGGTTGTCGCGTGATCTTCGACGGCAATTCGGGCATCCCAGTCAACCACATGTACTTCCTGAACCTGGACTACTTCGATCTCGTGGTCCACCCAGAAGCCAACATGACGACGATGGATGAGATGAAGCCGTACAACCAAGATGCTGCAATCATCCCGATTCTGTGGATGGGCAACTTGGTGATCAGCAATCGTTCCCTGCAGGGTGTCCTTCACGCCTAATTTAGTGTGATGTTTATCCACGTGTAAAACGCACACTAAACTCAAGGAGAAAAGTATGAACTTCCAACAGGTTGACGCCCTACTGGGCTCTCCGCAGATCAACTTTGCAATGATCCCTGACTCGACTCAGCGGCTCAATCAAGGTATGATCATCACTGCGGTGGATAACTATTGGGGTGCGGGCGAATTCATGTATGGCCGCTACTCAGCAGCGATTCGCCAAGGTGGTCTGTGCTCGGTAACGCCAGTGTTTGACAGCACTCTGAATGCGATGCGCTTTGACTTTGCTGAAGTGGCAAATACGGCCAACCAAGCATGCATGTGCGCAGTCGCAAATCAAGCTGGTGTGACGGGTAACTACGGTTGGTTCCAGATTACTGGTCTGGCCGTTGTGAACTCGACTGCATCGGTGGCGGCTGGTTCGGCGATCGGTATTGGTGCAGTGGGTCAAGCAGGGGCTGTTACGGCTTCCAAGCAGGTTCTCAATGCCAAGGCCATCACACCGGCGACCCAAACTGTCGTTATCAACAACTGCTCCGGCCTCAACAACGCATTGCAGATTCGCGTTCCGAAGTCGGACGGTTGGTTTGCAGGTGCCTACTTGTCGGGCACAGGTATCCAAGCAGGTACCACGATTGTTTCTATTGACCCCAGCACCCGTATCGTGACTCTGTCGCTCGCTACGAATGCTCTGGTCTCTGGTCCGATCACGGCAACCTACAATAACGGTACTGTGTTCTACAACGTGGTTCACCTGAATCGCCCATTCCTGCAAGGTGCAATCACCTAACAGGGCTAAAGTTGCCGCATCCCCACGGCACTTCCTCCGGGGCTCGAAAGGGTTCCGGGGGCTTTTTGGGGTAACAACTGTGGGGACGGTAAAATGCCAGAAGTATTACAAGATCGGCCACCCTTTGTGAAGTTTGAAGTCCGGCAAGAAGAAGACCGGGATGCTTCGACTGAACGTGGGCACTATGTGGCAAGGGATGTGGACTTTGCGATCATCACACCGGCTGGATCGAAGGATCGAGTCGAGCGCAAAGTCAAAGACTGGTTCGCGATGCTGGAGTCGGAAGTACGCCAACAGCGCTTTCCGCCAGAGTGGCTGAGTCAGTTGAAGGAAGGTTACAAAGTCTGGAAAGAGGGCGGCGAAGTACCGCTCAATGGCCGCCCGCTGATGGACTGGCCCGCACTCAGCCCGGCGCAGCTGGAGAATCTGAAGTGGGCGAATGTTCGTACCATCGAGGACCTGGCAGCGGCTAATGAAGAAACCATCGCCAACATCGGCATGGGTGGCAGGGATTTGAAGCTCCGGGCGCAGAAGTACCTCGAAGCACTGGAAGCTGATCCATTGAAGCTCTCGGCACAAGTCACCGCGTTGATGGCGAAGGTCGAAAACCTGGCAATGGACAACAAGAAGCTGGCGGATGAACTGGCCGCCGCTAAGGCGTCAAATGCAGCCATCGCTGCAGGAGCCGCAAAAACCAAGTAAGTCAAAGGTGTAAACATGGCCCTCTCGCTCCTTCAAGTAGTTCAAAAGATGTGTCAGCGGGAGGGTCTTCCTACCCCTGCATCCGTGCTGACCAGCCAAGACGACAACCTGATGCAAATTGCAGGTTTGTTGGAGCAAGTCGTCAATGAGCTGACTTCTAAGTACAATTTCACAGAGTTTGAGTATCAGTGCATCTTCACCTCCAAAGCGAGTAGTGATCAAGGTGCAATTCAAACTCTGGCTCCAGGTCTGAAGTTCATCCGGCCGAACACCTTCTGGGATCAGACACGTCGGCTGCCGATGCAAGGTCCAGCGACTCCAGATCAATGGGCGGAATTGCAAGCCCTCCCGAACAGCAATCCCTTCTACGCCTATCGCACCTACCAGGGACACCTCTGGACGTGGCCAGCCATGCAAGCCGGTCATACGATGTACTTTGAGTATGTGTCCAACTACGCGATCAGCAGTGTAAACCCAAACACTCAGGTTGTGACACCGACTCAGTACTTTATCTACGATGCTGATATGATCAACATCGACAGTGAAGTGCTGATTGAGGGGCTGCGGGTATACTGGAAACAGCAAAAAGGCTTCGACATGGGGACAAGGTTAAAGGATTGGCTGGCCTTGGTGGCGAATGCTACTGGTAACAATGGGCCAAAGCCAAAACTGTCGATGGATGACCAAGAATTAGTTGCAACTCCGGGTATCTTTGTTACCCCGATGGCGAGGTAAGTATGGGAATCGCTCAATCTATCACTATTCCAGCACCAATTCAGGGTTGGAATGGTCGAGATTCGCTGTCAGACATGGACTCGTCCTATGCCGTGCAGCTGGATAATCTTTACCCATACAAAGGGGCATTGCAACTGCGAAGTGGGTATGGGCAGTTTGCTCAATTCTCTGATCTGACCAATGTTGTGCGTTCGCTGATGCCTTATACCAAGATGGATGGGACGCAGAAGCTGTTCGCAGGGACACAGAAGGGGATCTTTGATGTCACAGCGGGTGGGACGATTACCTCTGCGGCCACGCTGACTTCGACCAACGGTGCCTGGATGCACACTCAGGTAACCACCCCTGGCGGAACTTTCCTCTGGTGTTGCAACGGAACGGACGCTTCCAAGGTGTTTGATGGCACAACTTGGACTGACCTCTCTGGTAGCTCATCCCCTGCTCTGACAGGTGTCGCTTCTGCGAATGTAGCTTTTGTTACCCAGTTCAAAACACGAGTTTTCCTGTGCTGCAACAACAGTCTGAGCTTTTTCTACCTTCCACTGCAGTCTGTTGGCGGGGCCGCGAATGAGTTTAGCCTTGCAGGTATTTGCCGCGAAGGCGGATATCTGATGTCGATTGGGTCGTTGACGCTGGATGGCGGTTTGGGTCCAGATGACTACTTCTGTGCAATTACTAGTCAGGGTGAAGTGGTTATCTACAAGGGCACCGACCCTAGCATCGCAACTTCCTGGGCTCTTGCGGGGGTGTTTAAGATCGCTTTCCCAACAGGCCGCCGCTGTATGACGAAAGTCAAAGGTGATTTGATTATCTCCACGATCGAAGGGCCAGTGTCTGTAATCAAGCTCTTGCAATCTGGCCCGGTGCAGTCGGAATCGTTCCTGTCGGATGCCATCAAGCCGATCATTGCCAGCTACGCAATTCAGTATGGCTCGACATTCGGCTGGCAGGTGATGTACTGGCCAACGTGGTCTATGCTGTTACTCAATATTCCGCAAGGTAGTGGCAGCTCAGTTCAATGCATTTTCAACACTGAAATGCAGGCATGGTGCAGGTTTGTCGGCTATAGTGGTGAGTGCATGGGGCTGTTCAACAACCAGCCATACTTTGCCAACGGGGCGACGATTTACCAAGCTTGGCAAGGGCTGCTGGACAATGGCAATGGAATAATCCTGTCGGCGAAGTCCTCTTTCAACTACTTTGGCCGGCGGGGGAACAACAAGCAGATTCAGATGCTGCGACTGCTGACCCGCTCCAACACTACTGTCAACGTCCAACTGGGCATTGCAGAAGACTTCGCCGACGGAGCTTTTCGAGGCTCTGCTGGTGTACAAACCGCCAACGTTGCAGTCTTCGACACAGCTCAATTCGATAACGCAGTTTTTGCTGGTTCAGATGCCCCAAGCCACAATTGGCGTAGTGTAGCAAACTGGCCAGGCAAGGCAAAAGCTCTCCTGATGCAAGCTACTTGTAAGTCCGTGACTTTCAACTGGTTTGCGACCGAAATGGTCCTCCGGCAAGGGGGAATCATGTAATGCGGGTGCTATGCGACTTCAAGCAAAACCCTCGCTATCGGGATGAAATGGAGGCTATTCTGCAGACGTCCTACAGTTCTCTGGCACACACATGGATTGCGTCAGTTGACGAGGACGGCAATATGCTAGCTGGGATGATCTACTCCCACTTTCAGGAAAAAAGCTGCAATATGTCCGTGGTAGTTAAAGACCCACGAGGCGTTCAGCGACATGTCCTGGAAAAGATTTTCGCATACCCCTTTTTACAGTGCGGACTCAGACGGGTTACGGGTGTAATAAGGGAATCAAACCAACGGTCACTGAATTTTGCGCTTGCCCTCGGCTACACGGTGGAGGCTAAGCTCAAACACTGGTACGCAGACGAAGATGGCGTTCAAGTCGTCATGCTGCGAGAGGATTGCAAATGGCTAAGGTAATTACTCACCTCGTTATTGACATGGCCACTGGCAACGTGCTAGAGGAAAAGTCGCACGAGTACGAAGGGCCGTGGACACTGTGTGGTGGGGGCGGTGGTGCTCCTCCTGCTCCTGATCCTTGGCAAGCAGCACAGGCGCAGACGCAGGAAAACATTGACACTGCGAATGCTGTTACCAAGCTGAATCGCTACAACCAGTCGACGCCGTACGGGAATTTGACGTGGAGTCAAGATGGGAATGGGCAATGGACTCAGACTCAGACACTTGACCCGCGCATGCAGGCATTGCAAGACCAGAATCTGCAGAACTCAGCGGGACTGCAAGGTGCAATCGGCAGTCAGTTGAATCAAGTCAACCAAGCTGTTGAAAACCCGATCAACATCAATCAGCTGCCGGGTGTCAACTCACAAGCTCACAACCTTCAAGATGCTGCCGGAATTATTGGGAATAACACTGCTTCTACTGCGGCACCTGCTACCGCTGGCGCTGCTGGTGCTGGGCAAGTTGGGCAGAATTGGACGCAAGGACTGACGGGTGTTGGGTATGGCAATCAACAGCTGAACCCCCTGCAAGCTCCAAGTGACCAAACCCGTAATGATGTGACGAATGCCCTGTACAATCAGGCGATGTCGCGGCTGCAGCCGGATCAGCAAAACGCCACTGATGCTATGAAATCCCAGCTGGCTAATCAGGGCATTGCACAGAACTCTGAAGCCTGGAATCGCGCTATGGATGACCTCCAGCGTAATCAGACTGACCAGACCAATCAAGCCATGTACTCAGCCATTGGGCAAGGCACCTCAGCAATGCAGGCTATGAACAGCATGCAGCTGCAGGATCGTCAACAGTTGGCTGGTGAGGCGATGGGCAAGGCCCAATTGGGTGCCGGGATCGACACGACCAACGCTAACAATGCCACGCAGGCCAGTATCACGAATGCCAACAACGCCACGCAGACTGGCATTGCTGACATGAACGCTGAGAACTCGATGAATCAGTTCAATGCGACGATGGGTTTTAACACAGGGCAAGCGGTGTTGCAGGGTGGTGGAACGTTGCAGAATCAGCAGATGGCGGCTCAGAACAACCAGTACAATCTGCTGAACAGCAATCGCAACAACGCTATTAACACCCTTTCTGCCCTGCGCGGTGGTGGGATGATGGGCGTCCAGAGCCCGAACTTCTCTGGCGAAAATACCAGTGTGAACATGAATCCGGCTGACATTTCCGGCAATATGTACAACAGCTACAACGGGCAGATGGCAGCATGGCAGCAACAGCAACAGTCGCAAGGCCAAATGTTTGGCGGCCTTGCCGGACTCGGGGCTGCTGCAATCATGTTCTCGGACTCACGGCTTAAGACGGCCAAACGTGCACTGGCTCGTGATCGCCGTGGGTTCAGGATTTACGAGTTCGAGTACAAAACAGAGCCTGGTGTCAAATACACTGGCGTCATCGCCCAGGAAGTTCAATCAATCGTTCCAGAGGCTGTACTGCTTGGCAGTGACGGCTATCTGCGCGTTAACTATCAAGTGCTCTTCGGAGGGCAGCCAGCATGACTCAACCTTTTGGAAATATTGCGGATGCGTGGTCGGCTGGGCAGGGATTCCAAGACCCAACGCAACCAGCACAACAACCTGGAATGGGCGGTATGCCTCCGCAGCAGCCAGGAATGCCTGGGCAACAACCTGCCAATATGCAGCTTAACCCGCAGCAGCAGCGGATGAAGATCGCAAATATGTTGGCACAACAGGCTATGGGCATGGGGCAGGGGACTCCCGGCGGTTGGGCTGGTGCTGCACATGCGGCGGCTCAACTCGGAACTGCGATGTTCGCCAAGCAAGCTCAACAGCAGGCACTGCAACAGGGGATGCTGAGCAGGGCGCCACAGGCTCTTCCACAAGCAGCGACTGCCGGAACTCCGCCCATGATGGGTTTGGGTCAAGACCCTGCTCCGAGTATGTAAGGAGATCGCCATGCCACTTGGCGTCATTACACAGCAAACCCCGTTTGACTACACCACCGCGATTGCGCAGCAGCAGCGGAGGCAGGCTATTGCACAGGCTCTGGCACAACAAGCTATGAGCCCAGCAAATATTACGCATGGAGGCTGGAGTGGGCTCGCAACAGCAATGTCAAAGCTTGGGGAAGCCTACATCGCAAGACAGGCTCAAGACCAATCGTTTGCAGGATCTGGGGCCATCGCGCAACAACTGCAAGCACAAACAAAAGCTGGTATCTCTGCACTGCAACAAGGGCTTGCCAGCCAAGATCCGAACGTTCGGCTTGATGCTATCGGTACTGCTATTGCGTCTGGAAACCCGTATGTTCGTCAGGTTGCAACGGATTACCAGAAGCATATCATAGACACTTCGATTGGCCAGACGGATGCGTTGAAGTCGGACGGGATTAGCAACACGTCGAAAGCTGCGCTGGTCAATGCTGGACTGGGGAATGGAACAGGAGTTATCGCCCCGCCGCCGGCAGCCCCGGCTGTGAAACCTGTGGATGTCAACGGGCAAGTGTTTAACGCAGATCAAGTCGGGCCGAATGGGCAATTGCCGTCCGTGGCGAATAATCAGGATACATGGACACAAGGTAGCTTCAAGACAGCAGATGGGCAAGAAATCCCGATGCAACAGAATTCGCGCACTGGGGAAGTCAAGCCTCTCATCGGCGCGAGTCTGGATTTGTCGCAAGCTCAGCAGTCGTCGAATGCCTTTGCGAAGGGGTTGACGGATCAAGCGCTGGAACAGTGGACAGAGGCCACGAAGGGGGCGGCGCAAGCTCGTTCTGTGTTACCAGCTCTGTCGGATGCCTGGACTCAGCTCAATAGCGGTGTTTACTCAGGACCCGGCGCTAATACGCAACTGCTCTTTGCTAAGCTTGGGCAGGCTCTTGGTGTGTCTGGTTCAAATGACCCTGCTATTGCCAATACAGAAGGTTATCGCGCAGCAGTTGCTCGTGAAGTTGGTACGCAAGCTAAGACTCTAGGAAGTCGCTTGTCTAACATGGACTTGCAATTCCTGGAGAATCAAACTGGCTCGTCGCCTGACCTATCCCCGACAGCTATGCGACGGATGGTTGGCTTTGCAACTGCGGCTCAGTTGAATCAGCTGGGTAATCAGGAAAGCAAGTACAACCAACTGATGGGGATTCCGGGCATTGCTAACAATCCAACACTGACAAATCTGATGACTGCGACGAAGATTCCTTTCACACAGCAACTGCCACCTGATTTAGGTACTGCTGTTGTACAGGACCCTGACACTGGACAGTTCAAATACAACTACAATTCAGAGAAGGCTATTCCACACGGAACGGCACAAACTCCGCCAGCTGCTAATCCTCCGGGAGCGCAAGCTGGTCAACCGTCAGCGCAGCCCAACATCGTCGGTACATTCCAGTTTGACCCAACCAGTGGTCAGCTGGTCCCAGTTCAAGCGGGGCAATAATGTCACAAGGTGTCGATCTCTACAACGTAGTAATCCCTGGCCACGGTACGGTGCAGTTGAACGTGCCGGCAGGCACACCCCCAGAACAGGTACAGGCTGCGATTAGAAAGCAGTTTGCGCCAACAGTGGGGTCGGAAACGCTTGCTGCGGTTGATAGCGGTACACGCGGACTGTTGCAAGGATTGCCGGGGCTGATCGGGGATGCGGTGACAGGTCAAACTCCCTTCCTCCGCGACGTTACCAATAACCTTGTTAGCTCTGTGCCTGGCATGCCGAAGGGAGCAAAGTTACTAGACGCTCCGCTGACTGATATGGCCCCGAGTGATGCCATTAAGCAGTTGACTGGTGGGGCAGCACTGGAACCGCAAACCACTGCAGGGAAAATCGGTTCATTCCTTGTCGGCGGTGGTGCAGCTGGTGCTGCTGATCAGTTGATGACCAAGGGCCTAGCTGGGCTTGTCCCATCTGCCGTGAAAGGCGCTGCGGCAGGCGCTGCCGCTTACGGTGGTGGGGCCGTTGGCAAGAAGGTTGGCGGTCCGGGTGGTGAATTGGCAGGGCAGTTGCTGGGTGGTACACTAGGTGGTTTGGGTGTAGGTGCCTATGATCTGATGAAACCCAATGTTGGTCAATATGCACAAAAGTTGCTCGGTAACTTCGGTCGGGATGACATTGCAGCGGCTTTACAGGCTATGCGTGATCGTCAAACTGCTGGTACCGCTGTGAATGCTGCACAGGCTATGGCAGGGGTCCGTGCTGGGCAGGGGAAGGTTCCACAATCGGCGCTGAGTGCTGCTGTGGATCAAGTTGTTAAAACGCCTGAAGCAACGCAATTGCAAGGTCAACTGGCTAACCAAACGCAGGATGTGCCGGTGATGACGGAGCAAGCTCTGGGGGGTGTGCCCGGGACTGCTCAAGATACCCCGACTGTGTTAACGCGGGCCAAGGAACAAGCTAACAATTACATCCGTGGGTTGCAGCAACAAGCTGGGCAAATCTATCGCTCGAACATGCCGCAGGGAGCAAGTGTACCACAGCAAGCAACAGGGCAATTGGATCAGTATCTGGATGGTGTGTTGGCGGCTAATCCGAATCGACCGGATGTTGAGTCGCTGGTTTCGGATGTAAAGAATGCGATTGTGGATAAGCAGGCATCGGCAGCAAATCAGGCCAGCAATGCAGCTACGCAATCGCAGACATCGTCTGGTCCTAGAATCCTTGGGCCTGATGGGCAGCCTCTAGCACCTAGCCAACCAGCACAACAACTGCCCAACACGGTTTATTTGCAAGATCCTGTGCAATTGAATGATGCGATCCGCGCAGCTCTGGATGGCTTTGGGCCAAATGGGATTAAAACCCCCGGAGTCACCAAAGGCCTCAATTCGATGGCGACAGGGATTCGCAACACCTGGGGGCAGATTGTCGATCAAGAAGCCCCACAGCTGTCAAAGGCTCAGCAGATGTACAGCCAATTCCTGCAAGATAATGTAACCCCTGTGCGGCAGAGTATTGTGGGCCGGCTTGTCGGTGCTGGGTATGATCAAAACACAGAAGCGGCTACCAGCCCTATCAAGGCTCTGTTCGACCAAGGCACAACCGCTGATCCAGCTTCCGGCTACAGCCCAATTGGACAACTTCGTACGGCTCTGGATGGCGGGACAGCCCCCGGCGATACGAGTGCTTTCCCGGACCTTGTCCGCAGCTGGATGCAGGATAAGTGGAATCGGATTGGCAACAACCTCAATGCTGGGCAATCAGCAGCACAATCTCTGGTGGATGAGTTTGGCGCGCCGTATCAGAACAACCAACGCTGGCAGACCACCGACGACATGATACGCAATGCTGCACAGTCGCATGGGCAAGATCCAGACGCTGCTTCAAATGCCTTCCAGAAGTATCTGGAGACTGCCTATGATATGGCCCAGCGTCCATCAAGCGTGGATGATGTAGCAGCCGCACAAGGTGCCATAAAGCCTGCAACAGGTCTGGATGCATTGGTAGATACCAACCTCTGGCAGAAAGCAAAATTGCCCTTGCGGATGGTACGGAACTCTTGGTACTCTGACTACAATAAGCAGCTGGACAATGCCTTGGCTACTCCCGATGGTTTCCAGCAGTTTATCCAGCAGGGCAACCAAGCCTCGACAACGCCGGTGCTGGATGCGGCTCAAACAGCTGCTCAAACCGCCGGTGTTGTTGGTACTGCTAAAACAACTGATCAGCCTGATGGGCAGCCTGTAAATAGTTTGGGTCGTTGGCTCGCTTTGCTGCAGCCGCAGTCTGGTCAATAGTGTGCGGTTTATTTCGTTGTAATTCGCACACAAAATCGGAGAACTGAAATGCCTTACAATGGTTCCGGAGTTTATCAGCCGCCAACAGGTATTGGGTACCCAGCGACACCCGGAGCTGTAATCACTTCGGCCTTGTTCAATGGGGTCGTTGTTGACCTTGCTTCCGCACTGTCGTTGTGTATTACCAGGGATGGCCAGGGCGTTCCAACGAGCAATATCAACTGGGGTGGCCAGAAGATTACCAACTTGGCAAATGCTGCTCTTGGCTTGGATGCGGCTAACCTGCAGACCGTGCAGGCTCAGGTGCTGAATCCAACTGGGAATGTGAACTACACTTACAGCAGTGTGGCTTACAGCATTCTAGGGCTCAACAACTTGACAGGTACTGGGGCCATTTCAATGGCTTCGATGGCGCTGTCAGGGAATGCAACGATTGGAGGCACTCTGGGGGTAACAGGGCTGATCACGGCCAGCGGCGGTCTGTCTGTTCCAGGTACTGCGACGATCGGGACTGTGGCAGCAACGGCAGGGCAAGTTGCAAATTCGCCACTGAATCCAACAGACATTATCAATCTCACGGCTCTTCAGTCAGCCACTGCTGTGGTGAACTTGGGGCAGAAGGTTGTCTATGTTTCCGGGGCTACAACCCTCGTCGGCAGCGGCTATACGGTACTTGCAGACACCACCAGTGGTCCATACACTATTACACTGCCGACACAGACTGTTCAGGCATACCCAACGATTCAGACTCCGCAGACCCAGATCGGGTTCCAAGATGTGCTGGGGACGTGGGGGGTCAACAATCTGACTATTGCACCAGCCACTGGGCAGCAGTTCATGAAAGATATTGCTGCCGTGAATGAAACCCTTATTTGCGACGTGTCCGACGATGCCTTCGTGTGCGGCTGGACTAACCAAGACTGGAGATTCATGTGAACCGCTCCCGCTTTATTTCCCCAGGCCCTGTCGGGATGATCGTTCCGGGGGTGACTTCGTCTCTGGCAAATGACAGTGTTTACAAGGCACTGGATGGCTCACTGTTGCAGAAGTCGAAGTATAACAAACTGTCACAGTTGATTGGGCAGATTTACACTTACACTGAACCTGCGGTTATTCAAAACCAGATCGGTGTGGCAAATGATTACTGTCCCTTCTTTGCCTATCAGAATGGGTATTTTTACACTGCAGCCTACGCCAGTCCCCTGAGTTTGTACTACGCTACAGACCCAAGTGGAACTTTGACAAAGGTTACTCTCCCGAACGGCAGCTACTCTACCACTAGCGTGGCCGCTTGTGACCTTGTTTACAATGGAACCGAGTGGCTGTACATGGTTGCCACGATGGGCGGCAGCGGCACCTATGGCTTTATGCTGTTCCGCTCGACGAATGGCACGACTTGGGTTGCAGTTGCTGGCAGCCCTGCTGTTGCAAGTTTGGCCACTATCACCAGTTCCGCAATTTTACCTTATTCTGGTGGGGCCTACATTTACTGCAATTTCGGTGGTACTTACTATGGGTACAAGTATGTGAATGGCGGTACGCTGACAGCGGATACGGGTGTAACTGCAACGCTTGGCAATGCCATTGGCGGGAATTTCTGCGCCTTCGATGGCACCAATGTCTATGCCTACGGTACGACTGGCTATCAGAGCAAGCCCTTTGGCTCTTCCACCATCACCAATCTTGCGACCTCGGTGAACCTTGGTCAATGCTGGCCGCTGCCAACAGCTGGTGCCTATGCGTTTATTGGGGAGGGTAGTATGGTCAACTACACCACCAATAGCTTTTCGACTATAACGACCGTGCAGGGACCAGATTACCCAGGCGCTAATATCATTGCCAATGCACAGACCGCCCCAACGTTGCAAGATTTCTGGGATGATGGGACGAACTTGAACTTTGTCGGAGCACTAACTGTACCTAACTCCAACGCTGTTCGTGTCTACGTTGTTCAATTCAACAAGACGACCTACGCAGTGTCGCTGCGAAATTCACTAACCTTTTCAGGCATCAACACGACATATCAGATCACCTACCGGGACAGCGTACTTGTTATTACACACAAGGGCAGCGCCCGCTTCGTGAGTTATGGTGTTAGTGTAGATGCTGGAACTATCATCAGTGCACCAAGCAAAAATCTTGGGGCGACTATGAATAGCGCTGTTAGCTATACAGTGGTTAATGCAGGCACCTATACCCCAGCGCAACGTTCCTATACCTCCCAGCTCTATCCACGCTACTATGCAGCCACTGGAAAGGTTCATGGCATCAATGCAAGTAATACTGCTGCCTACATCCCCAGCGTGCGTACATTCGTAGCGGACTATGACACCGTGAACTACTTCCGCTTGCCTGCGGTTGACTTTACGGGCCTGTCTCTGAACAACTCTACCAAGTCTATCTACGGCGCTATGCCTGTTAGCTGGCTCATCAAAGCTCAGTGAGGATTGAAATGCAAGCCTACGGAATTGACACTCATGGATACTCTACTGGTGCTGTACTCACATGCCCTTCTGACTCAATTCCAGTTGGCTATGTGGATACTCCACCACCAGCAACGACACCACCAGCTCGTGCTCTGTATGCCGCAGGTGCTTGGACTATCGACCCGAATCCGCAGCTAAATCCAGGGATTCAAAGCAATGCGACTGGGTTGACTAAGTTAACAAAGAGGGCCTTTCAAGCACGCTTTCCATTGACCGCTGATGGCGTGAGTACCAAGTATGATCTGTTGTCCCTGTTCTTGCAGGATGATGGTTACGCGGCTTCACTGGGGGTTTCCGGTGCTACCTTGTACCAACTCCGTGCCATGACAATCACCGGCTTGAACAGGCTTAGTGCCAGTGCGGACGTTGACTACGAAATGCCCTATGCGGCAAATTTCCTTCAGCTGATGCAGCAATCCGGCTTTCCTGCCGTTTTCAGACTGCTCCCAGCAGAGGCTGCAGCAATCCTGAACAACCCTATTCAACCAAGTGAAACACCCTCCTGAAAGGAAATAGCATGGCTCTGCAAATCCCACTGATGGCTGGTTTGGCTCTGGTCGGCGATGTCGTTGTTGACCATCCAGCCGTGGCTGCTGTCACTGACGCCCAAGGCAATGTGACAACCCCGGCAGTCGAAGCAGTCACCCACTACGAACTCAACATCAAGGCAAGCGATGGCACCGTGGCGCTGGCCCTGGAAACCAATTGGAGCCCTTCCGTGTTCAATGGCGACTTCCCAGCATGGCTGCGCAACTTCGTTGCAAAAATCAATGCGTTCCTGACGGCATACATTGCCAAGATGAAGGGTCCGCAGACGCCGGCTGAGCTGGAAGCAACTCTCACGGCCGAGCTGAGCTTCGATGGCACTGCCAACCAAGTGTCTATCAAGCAAGGCTAAGGAGCCTCGTCATGGTCTCAGTCCTCTTCGCCCGTTCCAACGTCATTGGCAGCATCGTCATCCGTGGTATCACGTGGTCGCGCTGGAGCCATTGCGCTCTGTTGGATGAGGCGAAGGGGACTGTTATTGAAGCTAGACTGCCGGAGGTGGTCGAAAGGCCACTGGCGGAGTTTACTAAGGACCATACCGAAATCTTCAAACGGACTTATAATGGAGATTCCGGGATTGCCCTTGCGTGGGCCAGAAAGCAGCTCGGAGCGAAGTATGACATCGCCGGGGTATTGGGACTTGGCTTGCACAGAGACTGGCAAGACGAGGGGCAGTGGTGGTGCAGTGAGTTGGTTGGTAAAGCTCTGCACCTCTCCATGCCTCGGTTCTACTTGGAAGCAATCACCAGACTAACCCCAGAAGACGTGTGGAAAATTCTCTGATGACATCCCCGAGTCAAGACGAAGTGAACGAACTTCACCTGCACCTCAAGATGGCGGTGGTTGAACAATCAGTTACTGCGATTGGTAAGCAGGTCTCCGACACTTACGAAAAGTTGGAAGAGATTCGCGAACTGATAGAGCGCATGGTGCGGGTCGAGGAGAAGCATCTGACACTGACTGCTGAAGTTAGCCGGGCGTTTACGGAAATTGCTGGGCAGGATAAGGAAGTCAAAAAGCTCAAGGCTGCCCATGATAAGGCAGTGGGCTGGATCAGTGCTATGATGATGTTTGGCAGTATCCTGTCAGCGAGCTTCCTGTGGGTGATGAATACTGAGCTGAAGCCACTGCTGAATCTGCCACAGGAGCTGAGCCGCCAAGCCTACATCATCCAAGAACAGCAACAAATGATCGTTGAACTGAAGCGCTCGCGCGTGGGGAAATAGCATGGAACGTTATCCTGACCCAAACCTCGATTGGCCTATCCTTTACGACCCCGGTGTACGGGGTTTAGCACTGCAAGAGCAGTATAAGCTCACTGCAGACGGAACCCAATATCGGAGCTACAAGGACATCACAGGCAAGTGGACTGGTCCTTGGGGGCTGACTGAGGGTGTGGCTGGTGGGGAGACTTGGAGCTTTGCCGACGGGGATCAAGATTTTTGCGACACCCTGACAAAGTTCACCAACCAAGTCAAGGATCTTTGCACCAACACGCCCGACGAGCACGAACTGTGTGCGCTGGTATCGTTGGCATGGAATATCGGCATCGGAGAGTTTTCACACTCCAGCGTGTTGAAATACCACAATGCCGGGAATCCGGTTGCGGCGGCTAATGCGTTCTCGCTGTTCAACAAATGTCGCGTTAACGGGGTGTTGGTGGTGAATGCCGACCTCGTACGGAGGCGGGCGACGGAAGCGGCTCTATACCTCACGGGAACGGCCACGGGGCGCGGTACAATGCCGCAGAGTGTCGCTCCCGAGCCTAGCATTGCGAACAATCCAACAGCCCAATCCGGCGCGGCATTGACTCTCGGCGGGGCAGCAACGGGCTTGGCTCAATATAGTGAACAGGCCAAAACCATCGCCGATAATCTGGGGTTTCATCCGAGCTGGGTACTGATTGGCATGGCAGTCTTTGCCGGCGTGTACATCATTGTCCAGCAATTCCAAGCACGTAAAGGGGTTTAACAATGTTGCTTCTTGCTCAAATTGCAAAGTGGATTCTGGACAATCCGAAGTTCATCGCCGGGCTTATTCTGGTTGCTGGTGTGACCATCGGTCTCGGCATGATTCACCACAAAGGGGTGCTTGAAGGCCGTGCGGAAGTCCAAGCTCGCTGGGATGCTCAAAAGGCTGCTGATGCAAAGGCACTGGCTGAGGCTCAAGCAAAAGCCGCTTCTGATGCCATGCAAGCCTACCAAGACCTCGACGCCAAACTCGCCCACCGCAGTGCATCAACTGCAAAACTGATGAAAGGACTCAAAGATGCGCTGGACAAAAAAGATGCTTTGCCTGAGTGCCATACTGGGGCTGACAGCCTGCGGTACTATAACTCAATCGTTGCCCCTAACGGTTAAGGTAAGCCTGCCGGAGGCTGCTAAGAAGGGGTGTGATTCGCCAGTAGCTGCGACGGACGACAAGATGTCAACGTGGGTCGAAGTGGCTGCAGAGAATGGGATCAGGCTCAAAAACTGTTCTGATACCCTCAACGCTTATAAGCAGGCCACTTCGGCCGTAGTGAAGGAGAACTGAAATGCCGCTCGGCAAAGACATCAAGAATTATCTTATTGACGTTCTGGCGCAGAAGAGCTTGTCACCTGAGCCAAGGGCTGGTTTCGGCGGCTACGCAACAGACCCCCAAGGCAATCCAATGGCCCAGCCTCCACTCGTGGGTAACGGCATGGCTGGAAATGCGGCTCAGCAGATGATGCTGAACAAGCTGAATCAACAGCGCGCCGCGCAGGGCCAGGATCTTCTGACACCACAGCAATTTGCTGCGATGCAGGCTGGCCAAGCTCCGCCTCAATCCACAAGTCCAGGGATGCCCGTAGGCGCACCTCAGTGATCAGCAGATACCAACCAGCCCTGAGAGTGAGGGCGATGCAAAGTAGGATACCGGCCTGAAGAGGAAGGTTGCTGGTTGGATCATCTGCTAGTAGTACAGCTGTTATCACAAGCAAGCTCACCCCAAGAAACACATTCAACACCCATTCAACAAACCACACTGCCATCACTATCAGGCAACTCCACCACTTGCTCGGATTCAGCCCGAGTTTCCTTGCGGTGAAAGACATATTGGACTCCGTCCTTGACCTTAAGAGTGATGAAGCCAGCTTTGACGAGTCCGGCGAGCATGTCTTCGAAGTTTCGTAAGGCTGGGAAGTGGGCGTGGACATAGCGGTAAACCTCCGAGTAAGTTAGGCACTGCTTTGTTTCGATGTACTGCATGAGGCGGTCGACGATGCGACTGGTGTCGCTCTTTCCAATCTTGTTGAAGACCTTTGACATGTCCTGTTCTAGGTCGTTGACCATAGCGGCGGCTAGTTGCAGGTGCTCGGCCTCGATGAACATAGCATCAGATTGAGAGGCAGCGATCACCATTGCAGTTTTATGAATGTGGGACTGCTTCCGAGCTATGTAGCCGTCGAAGCGCTCGTCCTGCATATCAACTGTCCTGATGCCATTGTAGTGTGATCTGTACCATTCCTCCCCCCAACGAATCGCGGCTGGAGTTAACCTGTACTCGCCACCAAGTTTGCTTATTTCTATCAAGTCCTCCCGCAGCTTCGACCGCGTCTCCGATTGAAATTCGTGACCCATCACCTCTGATAGATATGGAACCAGCTTCTCCTTCTTGTCCGCGTAAACAAAGATACAACGGGAAGTAAAGCCTCCGCCGATAATATACTCGGGAAAATTGCCAGCAATCCACGCCGGGGTGGTGCATGCGATAAGGTTGATCCACGGATTCTCTACACTGTCGTTCCCACTCGACTTGGTAGTCTTTGACATCGTCCCCTGTTTCCCGTCCCACAGGTTGACGAACATATCCACCATGTCTCTGTTGTTTGGATCGAAGAGATTTCCAAATTCCGAAGATTCCAGCGTAATAGCCGACTGCGTGTAATACACGCCATTGATTTCGACGGCTTCTGTAACGCTGCCCAACGAGCTTACGAGGGATTGCCATGTTGTTACATCTGGGCCAAAATATATTCCCGGTACTTCGCGCAGGATAGACATAGCGATACTTGCCGTCGTTGATTTCGACACAATACCCGGCGGAGCTACGAAGATAATATAGAAGTTTGGGTACCACTTGAAGAATCGTTGGTCGATCCATACTTTTCTCCTTAGCGCTCCTGCGATTGCCGACACCCCTGACCAGAAGTGCATTCGCTTTGGAGCTTCAGAGTATGAGGCATAGTCTACAAATGCAGACAGCCAATCATCGAAGTGTCGGGCCATTTGGGGTTTTTCCTGCACACATTATTAGGCCGTAAACCGCACACAAAATCACTCGCAGTCGCCCCAGCTCTTCGTGCTGGTCTTGATACCTACTGGAATGATCAGTGGATCGTCATAGGGGATTGTTATCTCAGCCAGCCGCAGAATATTCGCAATGCAATCTTCTCGCCGGTTGATAGGGAATTGTCCGGCGAGTGAATCGTGCACCTGCATACAGATCTCAACAGCTTCAAGTTGCTGATCAATAGCGACGTAGGCTCTGTTGATGATACAGGCAACCGTAGATTGCGGTATCCATGCAGCAGCTTGGTTATATATCGTGCCTTCAATTCGGTCGAAGAAATAGTTCCTGTAGCCGAAAGCGTTTTCGACAAAACGGCGCTTTTCCACTTGAGCCTTAAGATTGTCCTGCCATTTCTTGATGCGAGGGAACTTGCCGAAGTACCACGCTTGTGTTCGTTCAGCCTCACTGACTGACAGTCCCATGCGCTCTGCCAAGCCCTTTGGCGTCCCGAGGTAGTTCGTGCCATGTGCAAAGCCCTTGAATGTTTGCCGGCGCGGGTCTTTCTTTGTAATGGTTGGATCACGGTAGAATTCCTTCGCAATTTCGGTATAGGGATCAAGGCCCTCGCGGAGCATGGCTTTCATTTCCTGCTCATCCGACTCCCAAACCACGATCCGCAAGTCAGCTGAAGACAGGTCGATGTCGAAGAACTCCATGCCGTGGTCTGGGATAAACAGTTCCCGAATGTTAGGAAGTTCCAGAGCCAGTGGATCTTCGCCCGCCCCGCCCTTCGGAATGTTCTGCATATTCATGCCGGAGCCGAAAGCATTCTTCGAACTACTGAAGCGATAGGTTTCCGTTCCGCAGATGTTAAAGCTGCAGCGGATTCGCCCGTCGATATCCAGTGGGGCCATGACGAAGGTACTAAGGAAAACGTTGAGCGAGCGAAGTTCCTGGATGACCTTGACCAGAGTTCTCAACAGCGGTTCACGCCATGCAATTGCCCGTAGCGCTTCATCATTGCAGGTTATACGCTTCGTTTTCCTGTCGAAGATAGGCTTTTGCTTGAAGTCACCATAGAACAAGGTCTGCATTTGTTTCGGCGATTGGATGTTCAAGGGATGGCCTAGCAAATCCGTCATCCAATCTTCGCGGGATTTGATTTCCGCTTCCAATAACTCCCGGTACTCATTCCGCTTTTCCTTGTCTGCCCGAACCCCACGAACCATCGTTCGCAGAACCGGGAAGAAAAGGGATTGCTGAAACTCAGCGACTTCACTAAGTCCCAATGCCGGTATGTTGCGCTGGTGTGCATAGTAGTTTTCCAGGGTGTTGGTGCCATCATCGCAGTTGTAAATCCAGAGCTGCTTCTCGCCGATGGCTGGGTCCCACTCTTTGGAATCGTCCTTCCAATACTTGTAATTCTCGCAGTACATCGAGGATTGAAAGTCCAGCGACTTCTGCATATTGGAGAAGCAGGTGTGCTGGTCGATCATGATGTCCCGAACGTTGGCAGGGCAGAAGTGCCATTCCCGCATGATGTACTGAGCATCGTAGAGAAAGTTCTGCCCGACGCAGAGGAAGTTCGGATGAGTCATGAGCTTGTATAGTGCGAAGACAATCAGGTACTCATACTCTTCTGGCCAGAAGCTGCTATTCTTCCCCTCGTCGTCCACGTGCATGAAGGGGATGCAGATGGATTCGGTGAGCGACCACGTGAGACTGATACAGACCATTTTGTAAGCGCGAGTTTCAATGTCAACTGCAATTGGGCATTGCCCCTGCGCTGCTTCTAGCCCTTGCCACAGCTGGTGGAGAACAGCTCCCACCTGATCAATGCTTGGGTCGACTGTGTAACGCTTCGCGGGAGGGGCGGGGGGTCTACCATTGCGGAAGCGATTAGCTCTGCGGAGGTCTTGGATAGCGATAGGCCGCCAGCTCCATTGTCGCAAAACCATTCCTGGGTGATAAGTGGGGACGACAACAGGTGTGTAGTCGAGTGCAGTGGTAAGGCGAAGGTCAAGCTGACTCCCGCGCCATTTTGTGATCCCCCACTCACCTGTAAGAGCCCACATCGCTGCATTGCCCAGTGCGATAATAACGTTTGGGCGACAGGATTCAATCTCTCGCTTGAGTAGTTCGATAGAGTCTCTGACAACAGGGGCAACCATTCTATCGCCCAGCAAGATATGGTGCGGCCCCATCTCCTTCTTCTTCTCCGGTAGATAAAGCGTAAGGTCATCATTTGGTGGCCGCTCCTTGATAGCACAAGTGACAAAGCACTGGCTGCGATAGATTCCAGCCTCCTCTGCCATCTTGTTGAATTCGTTGCCAGCGTTCCAAGCCCGGCCCGGCAGCGGAGCCAATGCCTCACCCCGCTTGATATCATCCTCGCCCGGAAAATCTGAGACAATCATGATCTTCGCAGGCAGCATCCCCACGCCCATAACACGGGCTTTGAACTCAGTTGTTCTTTGCGAATCCATCTAGAATCCCCTCCATCGCATCAGTGTTGTTGATCTCGTCCAGTCGCTTCAAACACCGGCCATAGTGCTGCGGGGCCAGCTCGATTGCAGTGACAGAGCATAGGAGTGAGTGTCCAGCTGGAATGATCGGTCCGGTGCCGGCGAAAGTATCGAGTACGTGGTCTCCGGGGCGAACAGATCTCTGAAGCAAGTTTTGGAAGAGAGCGACTGGTTTTTGTGCTCCATGTGAAATGTCGCTGTCCCCTTGTACACTGATAACATCCGGGTATATGTGGGTAACGGGTTTATTACCCTTGATAGCGTAGAGGGCCATTTCCCACTGACGGCGAGGCCCGCGATCTGGCAAAGGGACGCGACCAGAGTTAATCTTGTGGACGATAAATGGGGTACGAAAGACATACCAGCCAGCATCCTGCATGACACTGCGTAACTCGTGGAAATTATCAATATCGCAGAAAACATAGGCATGGGCCTGTGGGCGAGCGATACGATAGGCAAGAGGCGCCCACGCGCGGACAAGTACTCTCCAACTTTCGAGGGAGTCGTCATACTGGTGGGTGGTGCCGGCAAGCTTGCCACCAGCATCTCCGAAAGAATCGGCGCCCATTCCATAGGGGGGATCAGTGAGGATAACATCGAATTGCCCTTCTGGTTGTGATTGCATCCACTGGATACAGTCCGCGTTGATTACCGAATGTTTGTCAGTCGAATGCGTCTCGCCAACAACTGCTGCCAGCTGCGCGTTGCGACGAGCTTCCTCTTCTTTCTTAAGAATTTTGAAGGCTTCTTCAGCACTCTTAGCTTTTGCCACGGCTGCATTGTCAAGATGTCCTGCCACAATAAGGTCTTTGCGAACGACTTCTTGATTGCTACCATCCGACCGGCCTCTAACTTCGAGTGCCGTTTTAGCAACAGAATGCACCTCACCTCGTTCGGCCGCTTGGGATGACCGTAGGCGATGCAGACGCGCAGTAGCGTAGGCGCGTTCCTGCCAAGTGAGGTCCTTTCTGCGAATATTCTCTTCGAGTTCAGCTTCTTCCGCGTCGATAGGGTCGAGTTCACCAAGATCGACGATGGGCAGTAGTCCGGCTGGAACTGGCGTAGCTTCATAGCAGTAGCTGTCTCCAAGGAGTTCAAGCATGTCGATGGCTTTGATGCGATTCTCGCCGGCGACTAGCAGGGTTTGGCCATCCTTCTGCCGCGTGACTATGGCATGCAAAAGGCCGTTCTTGGTGATGGACTTGGCTAGATCGGCGATGTATTCAGGATCAAATTCCTTGCGCTGCCGATCGGGGGGAATAACGAGGGCGGTGCGTTCGATGAGGCGCATGGTCGAGGGTCTCGGTTGCGCGGCGCGGGCCGCATTGTGGGGTAGAGCATGAGGCAAATGGGCCGGACGCACCAATATACGTCCGGCCCCAGACAACGCCGAGTCGGCGGGTTCTTAATTAGGCCGGAGCCACCGCAGAAACACGGCAATAGATCTTTTCAGGATCGTCTTCCGCCGTCTCTTGAATGGTCTTGACCTTGGCCATACGACCTCCGATCATGGACATCGCGAAGGGCTGACCCGGGGTGTTGAGGCCCAGAGCTTCACGCAGACGGCCGAGGCCAACGTTCTTGCCTTTGCCCATGTCCAAGCCCGTACCGGCTTCGTTGAGGTCCAGCATCACACCCTGCTTGACAACGTAGGAGGTAACGTCGATTTCCTGCAAGACAGCCTGATCTTGGATGTCCCACTGGATGTCAAGAGCCACGCCGGACTTGGTCGGGTCCTTCTTGGATTGCCATTGACGGACTTCGAACTTCTTCACGACTGCGAGGTATTCGCCAGCAGGGAGAGGGGTGACTTGGGTCGAGTTGGCATCGGTCGTTTGCTGATCGAGAAACAGTGACGGGTCAAAAGTTGACATGATTGGTTCCTAGTGAAGTTGAGGTAAAAGGCTCGGGGTACTAGCGTACTACATCGAGGCAACTGAGCAATGCTTCGATACGCCGATTCAAATATTGCATGCGAGTAGCACAGGATGCAATATGCTCTGCGGTAACACTTGCATAGAGTGGGTCGGGTGCAGCTTGTTTTTGGGGTTCGCCCGCTGCGAAGCGGTAGGCATCGTTCTGCTGACAATGGTTGCACAAAACAGCTGTGAGCCGGTTGATGGTTTCCTCCCCAATCTCGATAGTCGAGAAAAGTTGGTCTAGTGCTTCGGAAGCTTTCAGAGGACCTGAGTTGGGCACGTTGAGATTGCCTCGCTGTTCCGCTCCTCGTGGAGTTGTTTGTCCCACAGAAACTTGCCCCAAGCCGATTGCTACATTTGGGCTGTAGATGCGTTCCTTACCTTCTCCGGCAGCCATATCTGGGTGATTCATTCCGCATTCCTTTCAATAACCCCACCGCGCTTGACCCACTTGTCAAAAATCGGGCCGAACGAAGGAGGTAGCTTGCCTGCGATTGGGAGGTTGCGGGTTTTCAGGTCCGCAAGAGGGCTATCCGTGTTCCACGTCCAAGTGGTACTCTGGCGCTCTGATAGAATGACGTCGGAGAACATGGCAGGGATCTTAGGGGCGAGAGCCTTGCCAAGCGCACTGATCATGATCTTGACACCACCGAGGACTGGGTCGGTTTCTCGTTCGACGTGGCCGATTAGAACAAAGTGGCAGTAGGTGCTCTCCGTGAGCTTGCGCAGGAGGGTTTCAACTTGCGTTTGCCCAAGCCCCCAATCAGCTTGACTGCGCATTGGCTTACCGCCTGTTGCAGCCGTGATAGCTGCCATGCACAAGCCGGTCATGCCGTCGATCACCAATACCCTGTCCGTGCGCCACGAGTCCACAGGACCGTAG